CGAAAGTTTGCGAGTCTGGTAGTTGAATAGTGGGACGTCCTGGAATAGGATGGGACGTCCCACTACTACTTTTTGAAAGGGGATATTATGTACGTGCTTAAATCAATGGATTGTTATTGCCCAAACTGCTATTGCGACTACCTAGATCAGGGGTATTGGCAACCCATTTGTGAAGCGTGCGGGACGAAAACCAAGCCCGCCAAACTAGAGCACAATCCTGATTGGGTTGGATGGTTGAGGGGAATCTATCATGACTAAATCAGAAACCGCCAAGCGCTTGATCCTGGCGGAACGAATCCGAATTTTGGGCAGCGATGACGTCGATCCCTATGGGATGGCGCACGTGGTGCAAACGCTATTGCTGGGATTTATTGCGGGATCTCTTACTACCATCATCGTCGCGGTCGTCATGCATTAAGCCGGCGGCCCGACCCGACCCGACCCCGACCCGAACGCCCAGTTCCCGACCCGACCCCGACCCGAACGCCAGACAATAAAAAAGGGGCCCCGAATTAGGGCCCCTTTCGTTTGACGGTTTGGTTTTAACTAGTGAAGGTGGTCAAGATCACGTATCGGGGAATTTCCTTCAACGTGGGCGTCCTTGAAATGTATATCGCCATTCACCTTTTTAAACATTTCAATAAAAATGTCGGCGTCGCGATCCTCCTCTAGGTAATACGTTGGAGAAAACACGTGTTCCTTATAGGAGTACGCCGAGAAGTCGGACTCTTTTAAGCCTAGCCTGCCCAAATCATTAGAGCCTACTTCGAGCCAACCATGTCCGGCATCCGTGTGGAAAGTGAATGTGTTTTTCATGATACAAAGTCCAATGCGCCATTCAAATATTGGTTTAATTCCTTGCCAGACATACGCGGTGTTGCGTGCTGTGATCCTTGACACCAAGTTAAGCAATATCCGCCATAACAGGCGGCGTGGTCCAATTCCATCTGCGCGGAGTCTCCCAATTTATTGTTCAATTCATCAAGCTGCGCTTGCAACGTCCACGACGTGATTCGGTTAGACATTTCGTTACCCCTTATTGGTTGTTGACAGTTATCATTATACATGGGATAACATATGGGTCAACAACTTAATAAGGGGTAATGAGATGGAATATCAAATATCACGAATTGTCGCTAGGTGTCATGTCGCAGACCCTTACCGCGAAGTTGTCCGCTATTTCATTAGTCGCTTGAAAGGTGGCTACAGGGGGTGGCTCAAAATTGATAGGAAAACACGGCGCGAAGCCTTGCGCACTATATCAATATGCCATCAAACAAATGGAGACGTCTATCATCGTGTAATGAGGGGGTATTGAAATGGATGACACTTGGGAAAAACATTTTCGCCCCTTAATGGATGAATTTGAGGCGATGATTAAGCGGCACGATCTGCCAAAACTGTCAGCAGACGAAGCTTTGAGCGAATTGCCTGAAACGGGTGGTAGGTATAACCAATGGAAACGGGAATACCTTATTGACTTTATGGTCCGCTGGGAAAGTGCTGATACGGTTTACCACTTGGAGCGAAGGGCGGCGGATTGACAATAGAGCGGGTCCTGATCTAAATTGAAGGACTCGCTCTAATCCGATTGGGCTGGCCTCCCTGGCCTTTGATCGATTGAACGGGGCCCCGGCCACCTCCCACCCTTGGCCGGGGTTTTTTTTGTTTGGGCCCCGACCCGACCCGACCGCCCAGTTTTTACCCCGACCCGACCCGACCCGACCCGATTATTTGTTGACTATGTCCCAAAAATATGGGATAGTGTTTAGGTCAACAACCAACATTGGAGAAAGAGCAATGTCAAAATTCAAAAGGTTCTTTTCAACAGATAGCGCGAAAGCTATCAAAGCCAACAAATTCGGATATTTGAACGCCATCAACTATATGGCGCAACACACATCGGGTTCTACAGAAGAACTAAGGTTCAACCTATGCGCACACGCAAGCCCTGGATGTATTGCGTTATGTCTGGGAAAATACAGCGGACAAGCCGCCATGGTTAAGGATCTGGAAAACGGCACGAATGCAGTGCGCGAAAGCCGCAAGGCCAAGGCGCAATGGTTCATGTCTGATCGCAAGGCGTTCATGGCGGAAATGGCGCAACACGTAGGCGCGCTAATCCGCAAAGCCGAACGCGAAAATAAGAAGCTTGCGGTCCGTCCCAATGGGTCAACGGACATTCCGTTTGAACGTGTGAAAACGGACAATGGACAAACATTGCCCGAACGTTTTCCAGAAACACAGTTTGTCGATTATACCAAAAACGCAAGCCGGATCTTGTCCAAACGCAAGCCGGCGAACTATCACCTGACCTTTAGCCTGTCGGAAACCAACAAGGCGCAAGCCGAACAAGTGTTAGCGGCTGGGCACAATGTCGCGGTCGTGTTTGGCCATGGCCAGCCCAAAACGTTCATGGGTTACCCCGTCATTGACGGTACCGAACATGACTTACGCCACCTAGACCCATCACCCGTGATTGTTGGGCTTGATCCAAAAGGTTCAAAGGCCAAAAACGACACAAGCGGCTTTGTTGTGCGGGGGTATGCATAATGAAAATCATGCGGACGTCATACAACCAAAACGGCGAAGCGACCCAAATTCAAGACCATGGCGCGGCGTATATGGTAATTTACCCGGACAGCGACAACTCAAATTTTAGCCGGGAGAAAATCTTTCCAAAGGCCATTGGATCAAATGCATGGAACAAGGCACAGCAGTTTGCAAAACACAATTGCCATACGGCGCCGGTTGTTGACACATAAAGGCGCCGCCGCTACTGGGTGCACCCAGTAGCCGAGCCCCGACCAGGTTTCCCTTTCCTGGCCGGGGCTTTTTTATGCGGAGTTATTGGACGGGGGTTTACTTCCGACCCCCCCTCCCCACGGACGCCGGCAGAGGTATCGAGGGGGGTTTAACCTCTGGCCCCGACCCCGACCCGACCCCGAACGATGTCAAGCATGTCGTCAAAGAACCCCGACCCGACCGAACCCGACCAAAGGCACGGGACCATGGTCCCCGACCCGACCGAACCCGACTTCAAACCGTGTTCAGCCAGCCCCCGACCACTGTTTCCGTCAAATAGATATAGGTTAGCGGACAAGAGGTGGCTAACCAGGAAGAAACTTACGCCCCCCGACTGACAATATGAGAAATTCCAAGCCACTTGGTGCGCTGATACATTTACGCGGTGTGTTTTGGTAGCTTTTAGTTCTATCCAGAAAGGTAGGGATTCCGCGCATACGTGAACATCGGGTATACCCCCACCATACCTGTTTTCAATCCTTGTGGTGTTCCAACTTTTTGGCATTCTTGCCCTTAGATTGTTCCACATTAGCGTTTCCGGTTTTTGTGTCATCGAGGACCTCATACTTCGCTTCAATAAATACGCTGGGGTTCGATTTACGGAGTTCTGATAACCGGTCTTCTATCTCTTCACGGTTCATGTTCTCGATGGCGTGAAAGTGATTTGTCTCGCGCCTATCCGTTGTAAGACCACCCAGCGCCGACCTTGTCTTCTCCGCATTGATGGCCGCCGAGAACTGGCCCGCATCTTCCGCCCCTTCGGAAAGGTTCCTCAACCGTTTCAATTGCCCAAGCAACGTCACCCCATACTTTCGCTCGCGTTCCTCCCGCATCTCCAAAACGTATTCCGCGACATGGGGAAATCGTTGGGAGTTCAGAAGATTATACGCCTGCGTTTTCGCGATACCGTTCGTGTCGGAGTATCCAGCAAGGCGGGCGCATTCAGCATTCGAGTGTGTTCCATCGACATAGTGCCGCGCAAAGACCTTCTGCCTGTTGGTCAGTTTACGGCCATGGGCCTCCTCGATTTCTTCAGCTTTAACATCAATTCGTCGTTTCATGGAGTTCCTCCTATATACTAGCTTTTTCAAAACTAAATCTGTTTTTTACAGTGGCAAAACGTCTCTTTGGCTAGAAAAGTGTACCATAGAGGTACCAAGTGTACCAAGTGTACCAGAAGTGTACCAAGTGTTATTGTTATTAATCAGTACGTTATACGTCAAATTTCGTGTTTGGTACACTGGTACACTTTTTTACACCCATAATTTTTTTTTCAAAAACTATTTTTGAATTTAGCCCCTATACTGTGCCAGCGTCATTTGGCATTTGACAGTGGTCCATGCATCATGCTAGCCTCTTTTTGTAAATCTAGAAAGGATAGCAAATGCGAAACCAAGTTATATCATTATACGACTACACGGGCGAGGCTTTACGTCCGTGGGCAGAGGCCGGGTATGAGTGCTATGCGTATGACATCCAGCACAAAGCGGGGTGGTTTTGGATATCGGGCAGACGTAAGCCCATCACTTTTGTAAAGGCCGACCTTTACGATCTGGACACGCTACGCCGCCTTATATCGCGCCACGAGGGCCAAGTCGCCTTTATGAGTGCATTCCCCCCTTGTACCGACCTTGCCTCTTCTGGAGCGCGCTGGTGG